CATTATATGTGTACCCACGAACGTTACCCCGAGTAGCATAACGCTCACATAATTTTAACATCATACGAGCTAAGGTGTTAGTTATTTGGCCCGCATTTTTGTCAAAATGACCAGTCTTCAATCCACCTTTCCAATGACTTTTACCAACACATATGAGTTCATCTTCGTCATTAAATTTCCAATGTTGGAAAGGAGGAAAATTAACCTTATCACGGTGATCTGCAAGACTCTTTGGATTTTTCTTACGTGTATTGTTAAGTGGAATATGATCAAATGTCATGATCCTGAAGACTACATCTGTCTTTGGAATTTTTTTATAATCAATTTCGCAGTCGGCTTGTTTAATTTTTTCTCCGCCCTTTTTACGAGCGGCATAATCGGTGTCTCCAATACGTTTGGCACGATTACGTTTGGCTTCTGCAATAGTTCTAATATTAATTTTATCTACGCTGGGCAGGATTATATCGTATTGATGATATTCTGGTTTGGAAAATACACAATAACTACTTTTTGATTTGTGTATTTCGGCCAACATGTCTTTGTTGTTTAAGTAATTTACTTTGGGCGGGTTTGCTGGTATTGTCATCCTTAAGAGTCCTCTAATGGTTAATTATAAACTACGCACTTTATAAAGTCAACTAAATATTATACCAAAAAGGAATAATATTATGGCCGTAACAGGAGCAACAGCACAGGTACAACAAGGCGCAAGTGCTAATTCGATTGGATCTGCTATCAATAAAGCAGGTAAAATCACTGCATTGGCAGGAGCGGTGGGTAATGCCGCCAATTTATTAAGTTCTGTACGTTCGATAAGTTTACCAACTGCTGGTGAATCAGTAGGCGATATATACGCCGCTTCGGCCGCTTTTACTGATTTGGAAGGCGCCCATGAATGGCGTGTTCGTTTAAGCATACCTACCTGGCCTAGTTTTAGAACCAGTGTAGTAATGAAACCATTAATCGATGCAGGCGGCATGATTTTTCCTTACACTCCAGACATTAATATAACTGCACAGGCAAAGTACACACCTTTGAATATTCCGCATACAAATTACAATTTCCATGCATATCAAAATAGTGATCCTGGACAAATTCAGATTACTGCTCCAATGTATGTTGAGGATCAAACACAAGGCTTGTACTGGATTGCAGCCATGCATTATTTAAGAAGTCTTACCAAAATGTTTAACGGAAATGATCCAAAGGCTGGCAATCCTCCACCGATTGTAAATTTTAATGCGTATGGTCAGTATGTGTTTAACAATGTACCAGTTGCAGTTACATCATTTCAAACTCAGTTGGCAAAAGATTGTGATTATATCAGTGTACCAGTAGTCAACAGTGCCGCTAGTATAGCACAAGGTGCCGCAGATGCAGTCGGTGGAATAACAGATGCACTTGGTTCAATCTTTCCAGGAGCGGGAGATGTTACTGCCGGAATAGGAAGTATTGCAGGCGGTGTTGGACAAGTGGCCGCCCTTGCAGGATTATTTGGAACTGGCGGGTCTATCCCAGGAGGATATACTCATGTTCCTGTAAAAAGTACATTTACAGTTACACTACAGCCAATGTATGCAAGAAATACAAGTCAAAGATTTAGCCTTGACAGATTTGTTGAAGGCGGATATCTAAACACAACTCCGGGATACATTTAAAATGCAAGCAGATTATTCTACAAGTAGTCCTTGGTACTTGACATCTATTACAAATAACTATCTAGACATTTTAAATATCAGACCTGTCAGTGCAAATCCAGACGATTTTTTATATACTATTGAACCGCAATATACCTATAGACCAGACCTACTGGCATTTGACTTATACGGCGATGCTAATTTATGGTGGGTTTTCATTCAACGAAATTTAGATGTATTACAAGATCCTATTTTAGATTTTATTCCAGGAACACAAATATATATTTGTAAATTAAGCGAATTAACACAAGCATTGGGAATATAATATGGCTTCTGTATTATCTAATCTTGGATCTGCAATATCGGATGCCTTTACAAAATTTTCTTTGCCTAGACCAAATGTCTTGAGCAGTTATGCATCTTACGATTATGTGTTTGGTCTTTATTGTTTAGATCCTGCAAGTTATAATTTTCCAAATTCATCATACCTTGCAGGACAACTACCGACTGCAATTTTAAAAAGTGCTGGTGCGAATCCTGACAACAGATTTATTATCGGCGGCACTAAATTTGAATTTTATATGACTGAACTTACAGTCAATAGTACAGTTTCATTCACACCTAAATTGACTAACACAAGCAATTTAACTTTAGAATTTAAAATAGTTGAGCCATACAGCATGTGCGGATTTCCTACAGCATTATCTGGTGCGGCAGGGCTAGCTGGGTATCAAAATTATAATGATGCTGTTTATTTGATTACTATTGATTTTAGGGGAAACACGGAAGGCGGAGCAATTTCATCAATACCATCTACTTCAAAATATATTCCGTTTAAATTTACAAAAATTGATATGAAAATGACTCCCGCTGGCGCAACGTATGACTGTGCAGGCTATGTTGCCAACGGAGAATCTTTAAAAGATGAATATCTTGCTCTTAAAACAAACGTAAATTTTTCAGGCCTTACTGTACAAGAAGCCTTGCAAAGCGGTGCTCATAGTTTGCAAGCTGCCTTGAACAAGTACTATGATAATTTAAAGAAAGACGGTGGTGCAGATCAACCCGAAAGAATTTATATAGTTTTTCCATCCACTTTGCAAACAGGTAAATCTGGATCACAAACTCCAAATGCTTCCAGCAAATACAATGTATCATCTGCCACAGTAAGTAAAATTACATCAGGTACAGATGCAAGTTTTTTAAAAAGTATAGGATTAAAAACAGCAGATCAGCAACAGGCAATTGCACAACAAGATACTAGTACTGTAAATAAAATTGGATCTTCAGAGTTTGACGGTGAGACAATAAAAGCAGCCAATAAACCTTTTGCAAAATCGGTAGTAGATCCTAATACCGGAGAAGTAAACAAAGCATCTACGCAGGTTGTAGATCCAAAATCGATTGAATTTGAATTTCCACAAGGCACTAGCATTATTGATATGATTAATAAAGTGTTATTTGTTAGCAAATATGCGGTTAATAATCTTAAAAGTAGTGCAGTTGATGCCGACGGATTTAGAACATGGTGGCGAGTTGATACACAAGTTTATCATATAAATTCTGATGACAATATAAAATCAAAAGGAAGACTACCTAAGATTGTTGTATACAGAGTTTGCGAATACAAATCGCANGTTGCATGGAGTCTAGCAACTAACGTAGTTCCTCCTGGTCTAGATAGTCTTAGAAAAAAAGTAGCAAAAGTTTACAACTATATCTACACAGGATTAAACACGGAAATTTTAAATTTTAATATTGAAATTAAAAATGCATTCATTATGAGAATGGCTCCTGATTTGTTTAAAAATACACAAAGTGAACTTTTACAAAATAGAAACGATTTTGCTAGTGAAGCAAATAAGGATGCTAAAAAAGATGAAGTTCAAGTCAACGACAATGGTGCAAAAGTTAACAAGGGCAATGTAAATGCCGCTCAGACTTTGCGTTATACAGGAACTGAAACATCTTTAGGTAGGATAGGAGGTACATACGGAGCCGCTCAAACAGCACAAGCCGCGGCTTGGTACCATGATGTAATTAATACTCCTTACGACATGTCTAATGCTAACATAACAATTATGGGAGACCCTTACTATATTTCTAATTCTGGAATGGGCAACTATACAGCAAACGTCAGTAGCCAGGTTAATATAACATCAGACGGAGATATGAATTATCAAGGAGGAGAAGTTTCTTTTATTGTTAATTTTAAATCACCTAACGATATAAATCAGTCAACTGGACTGTATGACTTCTCATCAAATAAGACAGCATATCAATGGCAAGGACTGTATAAATTAACTACAGTTAAGAGTACATTTAAAGACGGCAAATTTACACAAGTACTCAACGGTATTAGATTACCAAATCAGCCACCGCCAAATTCAGTAACTTCAAGTTCTGGCTTGAAACCTGGACAAGCTATTGGTACAGACAAACAATCTCCAGCTGCCGCTCAACCGGCACCCGGCACTCCCGAATACACAGCCGCATATAATCGTGGCGATATACCGCAGGTTTAATAATGACAGGTACCATATCCAGAATAGATACAGCTAAAGGTTCAGGCGGACAAAAAGCACCCGAAGTCCCTAGACTAGCCATAGTAGAAGGTCATCTTGACAGCAAATTCATGGGAGGTCTTAAAGTACGAATCTTAAGAGAAGCAGGCGACTCTAGATTTGACAATCAATCATTCCAAGTAAAAGCTATGTTTCCTTTTGCAGGGCAAACTAATGCTGACTTTGTTGGTAATAATAATGACTATGACGGAACACAAAAAAGTTACGGTATGTGGTTTGTACCACCGGATGTGGGGACACAAGTAGTTGTAATTTTTATCAATGGCGATCCATCTCGTGGATTTTGGATAGGATGTGTTCCTGATACCGAAAGTAACTTTATGGTTCCCGGAATGCCTTCAACAGAATTTACTGTTGAGCAAGGAACTACTCCAAGCGGACAACCATTAAGGGCTCCTACATCGGAATATAATAAAGTAATTGCAAATACGGATACTGCTAATGCATCTAAACCAGCAACACAAATT